GCAACAATGGTTGTGGATGGACTGCATGGGGAGATACTGATTGTCCAACAGAATGGCTATAGATGATGGTATATCAATTAATGTGGAGAAACTTAAAGCAAAGTTGCAGGAGAAATATCCTAACCACAATTTTGATATACCACCAGAACCAGATAGAAAGTGCAAACAACAAATAGGATGTAATAGATTAAACAATATTACATATACAGACAAAGAAGGAAATACATATTGTGGAAGAAGATATAAAGAAACAGAAGAAGGAAACCCTTACAAGTGGCAGTACAGAGAATGTCATGCACTCCTCCAGTCAGCAAGACAAGGTGGAGAACAAAAAGAAATTCCTTTTTGAAGATTACGAAAACAGAGAAATTACAGTACCAACTCAACAATGTATTATCTGTGGTAAAGATGGTCAAGTAAGCGGAGTTAAAAGACAAGACTGGATAACTTTAATATGGTCAGACCCAAGAGAACGACCATCTATACAAGACCTTATGCCATATTTGTCAATAGATGATAGAGAACAAATAATTACTGGTACACATCCAAAGTGTTTTGAAACATTAGGAGAAGAAGAATAATGAAATGTAAGAGGTGTCAAGGAGAACTGTCAAGAGGTTGGAGGAATGGCGACCATGATGATGATTTGGTTGCCTGTCATAATTGTCAAAAACAATGGTATGTAGATGAATACTTTGGAGAACATTAATGAGCAATACACATAAAGATAGTTATGAATCCAGGAATAGTGGAGAAGATATGGCAGATATAGCCATGCAAAACTATTTGAAAAAAATAGAATTGGTAGAGTACAAAGATTACCTTCGCATAGGAACAGACCCTAAAATTAATAAGCTAGATTTGTTTTGGTATGCAACAGAAATATTATTGTTACCTGATTATATTGTTGTACAAAAAGGACACATATTTTTTGTAGAGGTAAAAGGTACTAAGCGACTTAAAGCAACAGATTATTACAAGATACAAGAAATGGATTGGAAAGGCAGCAAGTACAAAGAAGTTAAAGTTGGATTAATGTACTTCAGTAATAAAAACGCAGAACCTAAGTGGTATCCTGCTAATGTATTAGTAGATATATGGAAAGACCCAGACATACCTATGAAGTATTACCCAGAATTAGATTTTAAAGGAAATAAAAAAGCATACAAGGAGATACCATACTAGAATCTATTATCTTATCCTGCATGATGTACATAACTGAACCGCTTACTCCAGATATGTTACAAGATTATAAATGGTGTGACAGTACTAATGAAAAAGTGCAGCATGTTTCTAACTGGCTACCCCTAGTCAGTACTTTTTTTGAAGAAGAGAATACACAACAAGCATTGTTAATTATTTATTGCGAAAGCAGAGGTAAACCTAATGCTGTTGGACATAATAAAAATAAAACATATGACATGGGATTGTGGCAATTTAACGACACGACATTTGCATGGTTACAAGATAAGTTAAGTAATATGACTGGTAGTTGGAACAGGTTTGACCCTATATTTTCTACAAAACTTGCTAGTTGGCTAGTGTACAATGATGGTTGGCATCATTGGAATAGTAGTAAACATTGTTGGGGAAGGTAGTATAATAAAACTATGTCAGTATATGCAAAAGCTATGGCACAAAAAGCTATGGAACAAAAACAAAATAATTTTAAAGAAACTGGAATATACGAAACAAATATTCAAAGACAAAAGAGAGAATCTAAACTTCAACAAAAATAGGCGATTTGACTTTTTTTTGATTATGTGGTATACTGGATTATACAACAAACGAAAGGAGTTACTTTGAGTAACGAAATACCAAGAGAGGAACTAGAAAGAAATCAATTACTACAGAATGCACAAAATGGTGATTGCTTTATTTTTGGAAATAGAGTAGATACTATTTGGTGGAAAGAAATTAATCACGAAGAACTATCTTCAGGAGAAGTTGGTAGTGGTTATCAAATTGATTTTCCAGATGGTACTCAACTTAAATTATCTACTATACAGTTATTCAGTATCTTAAATGATGCAGATTTAAATAGAATAGATAGAAGTAGATGGACACTTATGGAAATAAACAAAGATACTTGGGAGGGAACAGTAAGAGAACAAGCAGTCTATCACGATTTGCATAATCAAAAAGTATTTGCTGCTACTGAAGAAGAGTAACAAACTATAAATTAAACCCCTGCCAATTTGGTGGGGGTTTTTTTTATAATATCTTTAAGTTATCCCAACCTTTTTCATTAACTGTAAATGTAAGAACTCCAGGATGCGACCACATACCAGTCCTTGCAGTAAAGTCTATTGACTTATCTAAACTAGGAGATTGAAACCAGGTCCTGTCACCTTGTTGCTTACTACGAAAGTGATGGTAGTGACCAGTAATTAAAATTTGACATTGACCTGCAGGAAGAAAACCATACATCTGTCCTTTCCACCAGTTCTCTATTTTAGTTTCAGGATTAGCACCTCCACCTGATGTCATGTGTCCATGTGTCCATCCACAAGTAATACCTTTTATGTCCATTACTTGATGAAAACCATCAGGAACTTCTACCTTCACCTTTTTGTATCTATCAGGATTAGCTTTCATAATCTCACCACATATCTGCAAGTGCATGGTATCTGTATTATCTAATCTGTTTGTCACAACTTGACCTTTTTGTGACCGAGATGCTTCACCATGATTTCCTGGTGAACCTGCCAAAATTAATTTATCAGCAAGTGGTAGGAAAGTATCTACAGTTTTCATCATCATAGACCTAGCCAACGCATACTGTTCTATCATTGTAAGTTCAATATTAAAAGGTTGACTATCGTAAAACCCATAACAGTTTTCTGTAAGGTCACCTAATCCTATCATATAGATTTCATCTATCTGAACACCTATCTTACGCAGTTCTTTAATTCTATTTACTGCATCTTGTAAAGCTATATCATATCTTTTAATCGTATTCTCTACGCCATAGTCACGCTTACCTAATTGCCAATCTGCCATAAAAAATAAAAAAGCGGTATCACCGCCATGTGTTTTTAATTTAAGAGGTGGTTTACGACCTGCTTGTTTGAATAATGCTTGAAAGTATCTGTCGTGTCCTGGTCTTTTCTTTTTTACAATGCCTTTAAAAGCGTAAAAGGTTTCGGTCCTGCCACCTTTCAACTGTACATTCCAGGAAGATGCACGAACTGAACCTTCTATTTCATAATGCTTAGGATTGAACCCCCATTCTTTTAATATAGAATCAAACTTATTTCTATAATCTGGGTCTGTTCCGACATGAGTTATTTCACCTAACCCTGTCTGTTCGTTAACTTCTAGTCCTGGTTGCCACCCTGACTTGTAGAAGTTATTACCCCATTCTTCTGGTACTTTAGGCATAATACCTCCCTTGCCCTGTTGTTATAATCCTATTTGGATATTTGTTTTTTTGCGTAGGATTTCACCACAGCTAAAGCTGCACCTCCACCTGCCAAAGCGGCAAGTTGAACAGTATTGGCATCAACAGATACCAATGGTGCTACTACTAACGCACCTAAAAATGCTTCAACGAAAGTCCAAAAGGTTCTTTCAAGCATGTCTTTTAAGTCATCACTCATTTTGTAACTCCATGATTCTGACCAAGGTGTCCACGCTACATCCTTCTTGAATGTACCATCTTGGTTTCTTCTTCTTTTTGATTTTTCAAACATTATCTGATAATCCTCCCTCTAAGCATAGCTTGTGTTTGTATGACACCGCCATTAACTCCAGAAATATCTTCTTTTAGTTCTTGTATTTTTTCCATAACTGTTCTAGCTAAAACAACATCATCTGTAGATGCGTTAGATGCAGGTTTCTCTAATAGTTTTGCAATAGTTGTGTACTCTATGCTTACTTTTTTACCTTGCAACAGTTGTTTTGCCACCTTGTCATATAGTTTTGAATACGCCTTGCCTGAATGTCCGATAAACCCATCATCACTTATGTCTAAATCTTGTTGTGTTTCGCCTACAATTAAACAACCTGATGTATGTTCATCTGTATTACCTGCGTGTATTAATATATATTTAAAACCTTTTGGGTCTGGTTGTAAATGCAACATACCATGATGTGCTTTACCATATCTAGCTTTGTATTTAGTGTGAAATCCGCCTGTTGTTCTAAACTTTATATCGTATGTGCCTTCAGGTATGCATGTTTCG